CTGTACTGTACTGTATACGTACTGATGGGTTTTTAGCTGTATAATACTGTGCTAGTTCTGTACGCATCTGATGTACCCTGGGCATAAGCCCATCACAGTGGTCTATGAAATACTGCTCTGTTTGTGCAAAAGAAGATGCTACCCCTTGGTTAATCTGAGTAGCTGTTACCTCTCTGTCTATAGGAGTACCCATTCTTTCTGGTGTTAATCCTACAGACTGTAATGCTCCGGCCCTGAAGAAGTTGGCAAGGTTAGCCTTTGCCAATATCCTCTCAGACTGACTCATGTCTAGTTTTTGAGCAAACCCTTGATGTATAGCCTGCTCTGTATTAGTACGTGTAGTATCTACTGGTAGTACAGAAAGGTCTCTAGCTATTCCTAATGCATTATAGAATGCATTGTTTCCCCATTCTTCTCCTAGTGAGTGTTTAGGTAGTACATTCTGGTCTAGTATGAGTATGTTACCTAGCTCGTCTATATTGAGATCAATAATCATATTCATCATCATATTGTAGCCTATCTGCCATGGATACAACCTATCTATGAATGATCTACTAGTAACGTTGTAGTCATGGAATACTGCACCTTCTACAGGTAGTTTGGCACCAAACAGATTATCAGTGCCCTTAAACTGGAATGGTAGTCTGCCTGGTTTACCACCATTCATACCAAGATATATAGGGTTGAATAGTCCCTGTTCTGTATTACTAGTCCATGTAGGTACTGATGGTCCTATCTTAATACCGCCCCAAGCCTCATTCATCCATGTCCACTCAATATGGTCTCCGTATATAAGATTCTCAGCTGTCTTACTCTTTATGATGGTAGTATCATACAGTGGTTTATCTGTTATTACATAGTCCTCTGTTACTATATCCTGAAACTGATTACCATATTCATCTATCTTGATTAGTCTTCCTACTTTTCGTTGTGTTTTCCAATATACAGTAGATACTCTAGCATAGTATGGCCGGTAGTTATCTTGCATATCCTCGGACTGTCCTAGTATTCTATATACAACATCACCGTTGTACATATCCCCAAAACCTGACAGCTGTCTAGCAGTCATGTATTGCCTCATAGCTACACCTGGTCCTTGTCTATTCCATTCATACGATTTTGTGTTGTCATACATAGCACCGTCATTAGGTACACCGTCCTGTATATACCCTAACCCGGTAGCTGGGTAGATTCTATCTAGTGCTGCCAGCTGCTCACTAGACATCATCCATCCCATACTGTCTACTACCTCTGCTATAGACCACAGCTCTGTGGTACCTACATACATAGCATCAGACATGTATTTATTCCTAGGGGATTTCTTATAGTATGTTAGTAGTGGGTTCCATGCCTCTACTGTGTAGTCATCTTCTAGCATCCTAAAATGCCAAAACTCCCGGTCAGCTATTAACATGTTCTTGAACTGTAGTCGTTCTAGTTCTGGCATAGAGAATCTATCAGAGTCTTTATGCATACGATCCATAGCCCAATGGACCAGCTGGTTTTTATATCCGGTGTTGTAGAACTGCTGTATCTCTGGTAGACTCTTGATAGCTTCTTCACTAACCAGCTGCTGCCCTTCTTCACTGTCTTCTGTGAAACCTAGCTGCTCCATCTTCTGCCGTTGTTTAATGTAAGCATCTTGGGTAAGAGATAGCTCTACCTCTTTTGTCTTAGCATCAAACAACTCGTTCTGTGAATATACATCTCTGAGCTCAAAGGTTATCTTACTGTTCCTCTTAGAAAACTCATTAACCAGTACCTCAAACAGTGTATCAGCTAATGGATAATAACGTAGGGCATTAGGACCACTACCCTCTTTTATACAAGATGATATGATCTCTGAGTATTCTCCATCTGCTTTTACATAGTCAGTATGATCTATGGTACCGTTAGCAAGGTTGTAGTTTTTGAGTAACCTGTTAGCATTCCTTTTAATCTGCTTGAGTCCCTCATATTCTATCCAATTCATGTAGCTGGCTATCCAGTCCATGTCTTTTTTATCGTCTGGAATGAACGAAAGGGGTTGCATAAGCATCCCCATTCTGTTAGTATTGTCCTTGTCTACGTATCCGTCTCTTAGCTGCTTATTACTAACTAGTCCCATTATTTTAGATGTTTAAACGCACTCCTCTTTTTATATCTAGAGTAGTCTGCTTTATGTGATGTACTATCTTCTACCTGTCCTAGTAGATTCCTGAATGTTTGTGTGTTCTCTTTAAAGATACGAACAGAATCCATACTACCCAATTTTTTACTATCTGTAGAACCATCACTATTACTAGTAATAACCTCTGTATACATACCAGGCATATTACTGAGTCGCAACCCAACAAAAGCTACTAGTGCGCAATAGGTTATTATTCTATCGTAGTTTCTACCATCATTAGGTTGGTACTGCTGCATCTCTTTTAGTAGCCATATGTCTGGTATAGTCTCTACAGCGTATTTTACTCTCTCTACTGTACCATCATCTTTGTATGTTGTTAATAGAGCCTGTGATATGTAGTTGATACCTTCTTCTAACATCTTTTTCCATGTCTGAGGAGTATTATACCATCCGTAGTTATTCATTGAGTTCTGTGTAACACCGGCTTCTTTATCAAAGATCATGTCTTCTTTAACAGCTACATACCTACTCCTTCTTTTACCTATCATGTAGTTTACCCAGCTACCTACATTGTACTCACAGGTAGTATAAGATTGGTAATACTCCACTAGCATGGACAGCTGCTCATTAGTTTCGTTGATGTCATCATAACGACCTGTCCACCATGCTACTATCTTACCACCTTCTGTGGATGATTCTTTTTTACCGTCAGCTGTTGTATGCATTCTAAGGGTAGGCATCTTGTATATGTATATACATGCCATAGACTCTGATGTAATAGTCTTATCACCAGCTACAGGGTCAATAGAACCTAGGTAGGTCTTTAGTGGTACCTTACCTGGTATAGGATGCTCATGTATAACAACACAGGCTCTTTTGTCTGGTGTAGTCATTGAGACATCTGTTACTAGTGGCACTCTCTTAGATGGTACAGTAACAACCTCCCCCCTCTCATTACGTTCTAGATCTACATACTCTAGTTTGTACTCATTGTCTTCTATTCTCTGTATCTGCGGTTTTACATACCGATTAGGGAATAGTGAGGTCTTTCTGATAGCAAAAGCCTCATCTATATTAATAGGTTGTTGTGATATACGTAGCTGCAGTTTTTCTCTCTCGATAGGTTTTTCACCAGTAACAACGTCACCATGTTCCCATATGTGACGTTCTTTTTTAATAGCCTCTAGTGCCTCTGTTACTAAAGAGTTACCATATTGGTCTATGTGTGGTGGTCGGCCCCATTGTTCGGGTATGAATAACCCAGTTTCTGCCTCATCTTCATTCTCATTAACCAGTGTGCTCTTAACAGCATATACACTGTTACCATGAGGGTTTTTAATCATGTTCTCTAATGGTTTGCACTGGTCAAGATTACCAACAGAACCAGCTGCAATAAACTGCCCAGTGAGAATACCGCCCATACTAAGAGCTGGTCTCATAAACTCAAAGGTCTCACTCATCTTAGGTGCTATACCAGCTTCCTCATGGAAGAATATTCTACATGGACCACCAACACCAGCTGTTGCATTCTTTTCAAACGATGTTCCTGTTAGCTTAGAGCTGTTACCTTCAAAACTAGTCCTGCCATTTTCTTTAACCTCTAGTCTTTGTTGCCATGACATAGAGGCACTCTTATCAGGACTCATAGGACGGTACCAGCCTGTGTGCTTATTCAAGAAATCACGGTAATAATCAAGAATCAACCAACTGCCCTTATCATTATTGATATAGTCTTTACCGGATGCTCCCATCTTCAGTATCTGGGATTTTTCAAACCACAGAAGGTTAATGAGTTTAGCCATATGGTACAATGAGCTACCTATCTGTCTCTTTTTTAATATAGCACTATGTCTGTCATACAGCTGTGCTATTATGTTGTACAGAGCCATATAGTAATGTACATCCCATACCTCTGGGAAAGCCTCTGTCTTTTTCTCTTTATCAGCTATCTTCAGAAAGTTCCACCAGAAATACAAGTCTCTTGGTAGGTACCAGCTGTTAGTACCATCAGAGAATATAACACCCTTACGACATTTCTCTTTCTCTGTATCCCAATATGTTATATAGTCCCTACTACCTTCTGGTGCCTCACAATATAGACCCTTCTTACTAAATATCTTGGATTGCTCATTGAATAGTCTAGATAGCTCATTAAAACCACAGCTGCCAGGTTCCTTGAAACAACTCTTCACAAAAACACGAAAAGAGTCTCTTGTAGGAAACTCTGTGTAACTCCATACTCCGTTAATGTTAGTAGGAACCTTTATGTATGTTTTTTTGGTCATCTAGGTTTTAGGTTTTATCATTATTAGGTTTTCCATATTATGTGTTAGCCTAACCATACCATACCTGTTACAATATTGTTCAAACTCAGCTATTTTACCAGCTGTGTACTCTATGCATAACATCTTAACATTGGTTAGATCTATCTGTTGTAATATATCCCAATCCATACCTTCTGCATCTATAGATAGAAAGTCAATAGGACCAGCGTAATATGTATCACAGAATGTTTTCCATGTAAGCATCTTAACAGTAGAAGGAGTAAAAGCGCAGTCTTTCCAAAAGTCTACTAATCTTTCTTTTGTAGTAGACAGTAAAGAATCGCTGCCTTCGTAAAAAATAACCTCACCGTCTTCTGTACTAATACCTGCTTCAATGCATACTACATTAGTATTATTAGCATAGTTTTTTTGTAGGTTACCAAAAGCTTTAGAAGGCTCTATTAAAAAGCCTTTCCAACCTCTATCTATTAGAGCAGCTGTATTACTCAAGTTCTTTCCATCGTTTGCTCCTATCTCACAACAAACACCTGTAAAATCTTTAAAGTATTCTAGTATATAAACCTCTTCATCGTTTTGTGTATACATATACATGTTATAGCCATTTATTGTTTAAGAACTGGTGTACATTATCTGTATTGCCTCGGTACAATACGGACCAAAAAGCTCCATTACCAGAGTGTATTATCATATGTTTGCATCTAGACAGTACTAGAACAGCACTAAAATATTTAGCACCGTAGGCAGCCCTGTCTGCTTGAGGTAACTCAAAAAACATGCAACTGTCCTTCTTAGGCATGTGAGGTGTTTCTGTAAACCATATAGTATCTTCTGGGAAAGCCTTACAAAACTCTATAAGAAACTCTGTCTCATCCGGCTGTACTAGGAACTTTACTGCTGGGTTCTGTTGTTTAATCTCCCTAGCTTTATCTATGAATACTTTGTAAGATGCTATAGTAGTTTCTCTGTTTTTATCATTGCCTCTATAAAAAACAGCACAAGTATTCTCATAATCTAGTTCATACTTTTCACGAAGCATATAAGCAAAATCTCCTACTGTATAAGAAGGAGTAAAGTATTTCTCAATAAAAGGTATTGTATCTGTAAAACATATCTGTTTATAGTCAGAGAACTGAGGTTCTTCTTTTGCATAGGTCATCTCTACTCTACGAATATAAGGAATAGCTACATCATCTTTTTCCATAAAATACAAAGGAATAAGGTTCTGCTGTGAGTAAGCCTTATATAAACCAAACTGCTCAGTACTGTCTAGTATGTCAGGTAATCCACTATTCTGGTTGAAATATACCATCACATCCAGTAAGCGAATAGAACAACAGCTAAAAAATCCTGCGTTGTGTATAGTTCTTAGTATTCTCATCTTCTTATTATATTGTTCTGGGTACCAGGTGTATTTATTAATAGTAGTGTAATGATAGTCTATTATCTCTTTATATTCCATATCGCTCTTTTGTTGTAGCTGCAGTCAGTGTAGGTGCAGCGTAAAAATACATTATTTTTTCTATAAACACCTCTGTCTTCAATAGTCTAGATGCTTTTAGTCTTCTAGCAAAATCATGATCTTCTCCATATCGCATATCTTTTATTCCAATAGTTTTTGCTATGTCTGTTCGGATAACATCTTTATAAAAGATAGTTCTAGTATAATCATAACCCTCTTTGTTATTACCCCAGTCAGTATAACGATTAGAGTGACAAGCCAGCTGGTAGACTCCTTTGTTATCTACTCTTTCTAGATACCCAATACAATCGGGATTAACCTCTAACAGCTTTAAAACTGTAGATACATAGTCTATAGGCACACTATCATCATCATCTATCTGTACAGCATATTCTCCATCACACATATTATACAATGCCTGTCTTTTACTGCCTATACTCATCTGCCGGTTATCTTTTAAAGTAACTAGCTCTACACTATCTGTTTTTTGGGTAGTAAGGTTGTCTAGTAGTTTATTGTATTCAGCTTCTCTTCCATCAATAGTTGGAATACATATAGATAGTCTTATGCTCATACATTAATGTTTTTTGCTCTTAGCCAGTTTTTGTGATGAGCCGGTAGTTCTATTGTAAGTGGATTTTCTATACCAAAATTGGTCTTCAGTCTTTCTAGGTACAGCTGCTCTCCTTGTGTCCATGTGCTGTCATTACGCTCATTAACAGCATCTTTTCTCATAGCTCCTGTTGTGTAATGCCTGTGTGGGAATACTAGGGTACTAGTTATTGTTCTACCTAATAGTGCTCCTACATGTGACATCTCAGTATCACAAAACATGTGCCGGTACTCTGGGTAATATATGTAACCAAAGCGGTTATAGTAGGTGCGGTCCATTATAGGTAGTGTTATTATCCATGGTTGGGTACCGTCCTGTGTCTTTACTACGTAGTCTTCCTTGCCTTCCAGTAGTTGTGCCAGCTGCTCATCCCAGTGTGTAGGGCATTCAAAGTCGTCAGATACTACTACAAATAGGTCATGGTTGCACCACTGTACTGCGTTATTAATAGCATCTATAGCACTACGGTTACTATTGTAGCTTATACACATGCTTACCTCTTTTTCATAAGAAGAAAGATAAGATCCATACTGGTCTTTCATAGACTCATCTGTGTCTAAGGATAGTATATACTGTAGGTTCTCTGGGTTCTTTGCTTTTTCTACCCACTCTTTAATAGTGTCAAAAGCCATCTTTGGTCTATTCCTTGATGGGTGTATTATACTGATCTTCATATTATAACAATGTTTTTAGTGAACAAAATCTTTTATCTGCGTGTGTTAGGTAGTACTGTTCTTCTTCGTTGAGGTTATCATAGTCTAGATACCAAGGAGTGTGTGTACAGGTATATGGACCAGCTACTCTGATGGCTTTTAGCATCCAGCTGTACGGCATACCAGTTCTCAATATAGCAAAGGTAGTGTCTATTGGTGCATAGTAACTAGGTAACTCTTCTTTTTTTACTGGTTTATTCCAATAGCGTTGTTCTATTGCTATGTTCTTTTTGTTGGTAGCTGTTGCTGGTAGGTTTTTGTACTCAATAGCTAGTCCTGCTTTTTCCACATTGTGTTTATCTAACAGACCAGCTAGCTGTTCAATGAACCCACTAGGGGTATTCCTGTTAAGCTCTATATCGCTGTCTGTGTACACAACGTACTCTCCTGGCAGCTGTCTATGAATACCGGATAACCAAAGAGCAGACTGCCCATAGTTTTCTATACAACGGTGTACTGTTAGATACTGTTTCACTATATTGTACCAGTCCAATAGTGGTTCGTATGTACTGGCATTGTCTATAATGTGTATGTCTGAATAACCCAGCTGCATGAGATGGTCTACTAGATTCCTAGTAGTGGTTAACCGGTTTCGGTTGTTTATGTATATTGGTATGTTATAATGCATCTTGTTTTGTGTTAGGAAGAGTTGTTATTATGTCTAGAGTAAGTTTCATATTGCTTTCTATGAAAGAAGCTAACCAAGGTGTAAACGTTTTTGTCTCTCCGTTACCTATATCTTTTTTGTACCAAAACTTACTGAGTGTATCGGACGATACTAAGTCATTAAAAGGAGAATCTATACCAAGGATAAAACCAAAGGTTTCTCCCAAGATGTAGCCACTATCTTCCATCTCTTTTGTAAAAATAGATATTTGTTCTTTTGTTATCATCTTTTTTGTTTTTTAGTATTATTATAATGCATCTTGTTCATGGTCTTTATCTTCTGTTTTTTCTCCTTCTAGTGGATTCTTGTACCCTGGCAACTGGTCATACGCACGTCTGACGTTTCCACGAGCCTTACTCTGTTCTCCTAACAGCTGCACTGTCAGGTCTTTATAAGAATCCCACAGAGATGCAGCATCTTTCAGAAAGGATTTCATGATAGTGGCATTACCGTCTTTACCATAGGTGAGCTCAGTAGTCTTCATATCTTCAGCCATTCTATCTAGCATCATCTTGGCTCCTAGATAATAACGGTCTACTGGAGTCTGATACAGCTCTTTACTCTTTTCTACAGCTGCCAGTACTATCTCATCCTCTAGAGAGAACCGTAATGGCCCTATATCAGCTATCACTACCTCTTCTCTAGTAGTCTCTTCATGCAGCATGTATGGGTTGAGAGTAGGGTCCATACAGGTAGTATATAGAACGTATGCTAGTACCTGCAGATAGTCCTCTGGATACTCTTCCATTACATCCCTGAATGCCTTAATCATGTAACAATGTGCTGATGGTACCGGCTTACCATTAGCCATATCAAATATCTGAATCATAGTAATGATGTAAAAACCTGTTTACGTACCTTATTCCACTCTGTTAGTTCCCAGTTCTTTCTGGCATACTCTCCTAGCTGTTGTCCCATGTCTTTCCTGTATTCTGGCTCTTTTATGCTCTTGCGGATGTGATCTAGCCAGTTGTTATTATCTACCCACATTACTCCTGGCACATCCTGAAGGTCAGAGTAGGGTGCCACATTAGAACATATAACAGGTAGGTTACGAGTAGCTGCTTCTGCTAGTTTTAGTGTACTCTTCCAGCTGTTCCATGAATGGTCTCTCAGTGGTACTAGTGATACATCAGCATAGTCGTAGAACTCTATATACTCTACTAGGTCTTTAGCTGGTAGAATCTCTGCACATCCTGTCTGATTAAAAACAGCTGCCATCTTATCCCATTCTCCTCTGACTCCTGGTACAATAGTGTAGTTGTTGTTATCTGCTTTCATGTCCATAGCTGAGAAGAACTGTTTTCTCATTGGTTTATTGTAACCAGCTAGTAAGAACCTTGCATTCTTATTAATCTGAGGATCTGTAGCTACTCTAGAAAACTTTCCAGACAGTAACGCAACATCGTCATAGTGTGATGCTCCACCACAATACAGGAACCGGGTCTTTGTACCAGCTGTCCAATTAGTGCCTGTATAGTTCTCTTGGCCGTATGGGAATGCGTTAGGTATAACCACAGTGTTCTTATTATACTCTCTAACAGCTGCCTGTAATCTCATGGTGGGACATATCACTATGTCGGCTAGTTTCAGACTCTCTATAACACGTTCTGTGTGTCGGTATTTTGCCAGTGTCTTGTAGGATGGGTGTGTTGTTGGTATATTCCACATATCATCTACGTCTACTACTATCTTCATTCCCTCTTTCTTATAGCTTTTCAGAACTACAGAAGGAGTGTCTATAAAGTTGCTGAATACTAATAGGTCTCCATCTATGAATGGCTCATCTTTTTCATAGTCTAGCATCTGTATAGTATCTCCTTCATCAGGTATATAATAGCTGAAAGGATTAACTAGACGATGATAACTGGTACCTTGGTTCTTACGTACTACAAACTGTATCTTCATATCTTAGTTTTTATATAGTCCTCAAAAGAAAAATAAGGTATAAAAGGTTGATTACTCAATGGCAGTATACCTAGTTTCATGATAAGAAAGAAATCTTGGAGGGTTTTATATTGAAAGGTAATCTGCTCGACATACATATCCATATACTCTTTTAGATACTCTAGTTTTTCTTCTGGGTCTATCATTTTTTCAGTTTTTTTGTGTTATTCTTTAACCATGTAAGGATATTGATAACCTCAGTCTTTAGGTAAGGTACTGGTATCTCTTTTATCTCTTTTACTAGGAAATCTCCAAACTCGTTAGTAGCATATATAGGATAACCATGTTGATCTTCACCAGCCTGTATAAAAGAGATATGCTCTATGATCATATCCCCTGGTTCTAGTAGTGGATTGTGCCGTAGTATGATGTACATGTACAGTGACAGCTGTATAGCATATCTGTAGAACTCACAGTCGTCTAGGTGTGCTACTGGACCATGCATCATCTTAGTGATACCTTCCCAGTTAGTATAGCCTTTCATGTCTATCTTCTTACTGGTCTTGTAATCTCTGATAATCACTCTATTGTCACGTACCTCTAGATAGTCTACCTGACCACATATACCAGCTGACAATAGATAGCAGAGGAACTCAGGGTATATCTTACCGTTCTCTAGTTTCTGAGATAATGCATGTTTTACACCGTCTACTATATTAGGAACCACTACGTTCGGTAAACTGTACAGCTGCTGTTCTCTTATGGAGTGATACCATGTTCCTAGGGACGATGCTCTTTCTGCCTCAGCATTCCAAGCAGCTACAATATCATCAGGGTGTTTGCCGTACCATTTACTACTCTTCTTAGTGCTGTTCTTTTTAGCTGTAGTAGGTGCATCAAACTCCTCATGTAGTGCGTGTATAATAGTAGTAGCACTGATAAGCTTGTTGTTATCCTTGTCTGTGTACAGGTGGCCGGCTTCGGTGAATGTTACCATTAATCTTTTTTTGTTACGTTATCTAGTTCTTTTTCTTGTTCTGGTGTTAGTACTGCTTCCCATAGTGGTATCTTACCAATGTCTCTGAGTGTACATGTACAAGATAGGCATGAGGGTTTAGCTGGTACATTACAGCCACATAGCCCACATGCCGGTTGTCCTTTTAGGAACACATTATCTCCAGTACCAGCTGCATCATAATGACCGCATACGTTACTCTGGCATATAGCCACTCTCTCGTCTATGGTCTTCTGTATGTCCTCACTATGCGATGTATACACATTGAGAAAGCCTTCAGCTATCTCTTTTCTCAATCTCCAAGCCGTTTTCAGCTTCTCTATCCAGGTGCTCATCTTTGTATTGTTTTTTTATTATCTTGAATGCTTTTATTCTCTCTTCTTCTTCTGCAGCCATAGTAGCTGCTTTAGTCATTAGTTCTATTCCCTTATTGTACCAGTGTTTGTGTTCTGTTCCTACCTTGTTACGTCTCTTAATGAGTGAGTCTAGCTCCTTTTGCGCTTTCCAGTGTTTCATACTAAATACTCCTAGTCCCGGCACCTTTATTCTCAGGTGCTCCAGCCGGTTCATAGAGATCTTGATACTACTATACATTCCTATTACTATACTCAGTGCATCTTCTTCTGGTATATTGTTATCCGCAGCAAACTGTTTAACAAGGTCTTTTAGTTGCATAATATTTTTATATCGACTAAAATAGGAGCAGCTGTATGTATCTTGATGTTAGGAGCCAGTAGTACTCTCTTCCTAGTACTATTCTTCTTAGTCTTTAGTATCAGCTTTTTAGCCTCTAGTGAGTCTATAGTGTTACGAATAGACTGTTGAGAAGAGAACCTGTTGGTCTTAACCATATCCTTGCATAACATATTAAGCTCTCTGTCACCGGCTTTTGTTATGTCTACTAGCACGTCTAGCTCACCGGTTGTTATATGTATACTGTTGAACGTGCAGTGCATAGAGAGTTGGAACCGGATTATCTCATCCAGCTCCATTCTCACTATTTGGTTCCATACGTTTACCTGTGCCATATTATGCCATCTGTCCGTCAGTTATGATCGGGGATTTTTTACCTTCTTTTTTGTTGTCTTTCTTAGTAGTTGTACCAGCTGCCTCTGTTTCTTTTTCTTCAGCCTCTTTTTTAGCAGCCAACTGTCCCATCTCATATTGAGATACATATCCTACAGACTCTATGAAACGCTTCTGTAGTTCCCATCCTAGTAATCCTGGTACGTTCTTCACATTGATCATACCAAGAAGAGCAGATAGCTCATAGTACTCTTTACGAATACGCATAAAACGAAGGTCAGCCTCCATCTTATCTGTCTCTTCGTCCATTCTTTTTTTTATCTCTGCAAACTCCTCTGGTGTAATCTGCTCAGGAGTTTCAGTAAACTTTTTCTTGAAATCTTTTTCTACTGGTATAGACATTGTTTTTAGTTTTATAATAAAGCAAATGTATAATGTTGTTTGTTATAAACCAAAAATATTTTTCTATCTTTGTATTACATGAAGAATGTTATAGAAAAGCTGATAAGAAGAATAGACCTGTTTTTATATAGTCTGTCACACAGTAAAAGCTCCCATGAGTACTATCTATATGAAAGAGGTATTACACAGGCAGAGTTTAAGAGAAAAGATGACCTTCTATGGAAAACGTGGTGTGAAGAGTTTGGTAAGATAGAGAAGAGTACTGCGGTACCAGAACCTGTTGTAGCTATCCCAGTAAAACAGGCAGCTGTACGTAAGCCGGTAGTCGTTAAAGAGAAGAAGATAGAAAAGAAACAGCTAGCCTATAGAGAGTGTACTCGAAAAGACCTACCACAACCGTCAGCTGCAGAGTGGCAGATTATTAACCAGCTGTCTTTGTATAGGGTAGAGTGGTATAGAGAGGTGGAGTTTGCAGATAATAAGAGTAGTGATTATGGTTATTACCGGTACGATTTCTATCTTCCTGCTCTGGGCCTGGTTATAGAATATGATGGTGTTAGTTCTCATGCTACTGAGAAGAGAAAGACAGCTGATGCAGCCAAGAATAGATTCTGTAGTACAGCTGGCCTACGTATGATACGATATGACCGTACTCATTTCTATAGAATGCCGGCTGTAATAGAGAAGCTGATGATAGAGTATGGTATAGAGAGACTATAAAAAGAAAACCTCCAACTAGGAATAGCCGGAGGAAAATATATGAATACACGAATGTGGTACAAAGATAGTGATTATTTTACCAACGGCTTCGGTTTCTTCTTTTTTCTCTTTCTTCTTCCTCTTTCCACCATTTTTCTGAAGCTTTACTATCTTCTGCAATTCCTTTTAGTAATCTATAACCCATTATACCTATTACTACATACCCCACGATGTAGTAAACTGCTAATACACATTGTGTTGTTGTCATTGTTTGTTTTCTGTTTTTGTGGCTGAGTTAGTTTTTAATAAAATAGTAGATATGTGTAAAAGCTCTAGAGCTGTTTCTAATGTATTAGGTAGAGCAATATTAGTAGGAAAATGATAAGGATCTTTTACTACTATATAAACTGTACCTGTTTTACTATATTCTGTTGCTGTGTCAGTAAATATAGACATAGCTGTACCATCTTCTAGTATAGTTTCTCTTACTAGTTTTGTTGTTTCTTTTTCCATTGTTTATTGTTTTTTGTTTGTTTACAATAGTCCTCGTAACATATAATCTTTCAGCTGGTTATAGACAGCTAGTGCTACTAGTGGGTCTGACCAATGCCAGCAGTTACTATCAGCCCCTAGTACATCTATACCTACTACATACATCTTTTCTACATTACAATACAGCATATTAACCTCAGCCATACTAGATCTTTTTCTGGTCCACCGATAGTTAGCACTCTTTTCTTCCCATGTATCGGTATCTTCGTCCAGCTGCTCATACCTAGCTATTATCTTGTACTCTAGGTGTTCTGGATATAGTACTACACAACATTCTTTTACAGACTCTACTCTTCTGTAGGATAGGTCTGCTAGTGGTAACGGTATACGTGTTTCAGCTGTTGGCATGTTACTGGGTTGGTTGTTTATAGTATTTCCATACTCTTTCTAGTTGCTTAGGGTCTTTTATTACGTATCGGTATTTTTCTTTTTTCCATTCTATTACATTAGGTGTTTTTTGTACTCTCTGATCTCTGTATACTCTCTGTTCATAGTACTCTAGTTCGTAAAAGGGCTCTTCAGTGTAGTCAGCTGGTAGTTCTTCTCTAGTAACATCTATATAAAACGTCTTAGGAGTAAACGGAAACCCTTTAATAAGCTGCGTACTACTGATTCCTTCTACAGTACCAGTGAATGTATCCCAGTCATTACCAGCCTCTCCTTCAGTATCCCCTTTCCATACTATAGCATCTAGATACCAGGGAATACCCTCGTAACATTCTGTGCTTTTAAATAATGCACTACATCTAGTATTTTGGTATGTAGGTATTTCTTCAAGATCCATGTTCTGTCGATGAAGCACCACTACCCACTCTTCTTCTATTCCACTAATAGGAGAAATAGGATCTTGTAATAGTAGATCCTTTAGCCCTTTACATATAGCACCAGCAACAAAAGAAGCAGATCCACCAGATTGACCACTTTTACCAAACCTCTCACATAGTGCTAGTATCTCAGGAGTGAACTCTAGTATAACTGGTTCCTCATCTGGATTACTTCTATCCCATGTCTTAGAGAGTATGTCTAACTCTCTTGCAGCAAAACTCTGTGTATTAGTCATTGTATAATCCGGTTCGTCTTTACACCGGTAGATGTTAGTGAGTAACAAAGGTATAATTATTCTTGCATAACATCAATAAGGCCGGTATATACTATCTTATAGTGTTTATATGTTCCTCTTTTTGCTATTCCTACAGCTAGCTTATTCTTTTTAACACCGAGTGCTTTTGCTGCATCTGCTATACTCCTATATGTGACAGCTGCATTGGTTGTTGTGTCTGTAACCTCTACCTGTTTCCTACCTGTTTTTCTTTTCTCTACTGGTGTGCCTTTTCTGCTTACGTAGTTAGGGTCTTTTAGTATCTTGCTGTCACTTCTTATCTTCCTTGGTCTGTTATAGCCAACGTAATCAAAAGCCGGATCATAGTCCTCCTGGTATATAAACATGTAACCCTTGTAGTGTTTACTACACCAATCCGGTACCTCTCCTTTTATAGTCTTCCAGTAGTCTAGTGCTTTTCTTAGTCCAGACTCTTTCCAACCATCTTCTATTAGGTACCCTATAGAAGGAACACTGTCTACCAGCTGGCCTTCTTTTGTGAGAATAAGGATAGGTCTACCTGTTTTAGCAAACCTAGTGTTTTGTGTAGGAGCATTAGCATCTTCTTCTGAAAAATACTCTCCGGTTACTGGGTTTATTACATTATAGCCGGTGCTACAGATATTAGTAGACAATCTTTTTATCCAGAATAGTTCTCGTTCTCTCAAAAGATGTTCTTCTGGTTCTTCTATTACAGTAATAACAAAAGCATCAGGTCCGAATGTCTGTATGTCTTCTTCAAGGTCCTTGTTACTGTGGATACCTCTTTTTATATTAAACCTATGATCTGTTATTCGTAGGTTTAGTTTTTTACTACTACCTACATAAACCTTTCCGTTTGCGTTACAGGTTATACTGTATACTCCTAGTTTTTGTGTCATGGAGTAAAGGTACTGCTACTGTAAGGTATTTCCAAAAAATTTTTTTATAAAAGTTATGACAACAAGTGTGAGTGGGAGTATGTCAAATCCGACTCCCCTTCACACGGATAGCCTCGGTACCCCGGGTCGAAATGTTTTATTCACTTTAAAATCGCACAACTCATGGACTCTAATACAGTGTCTCGCATCCTTAATCTCCTTGCTCCACATGTTGATGAGCAAACGCTTACTCATTTTACGAACATATGTCGTAAGGAATATCTCATGGACTCTATTGAGTTACGTGAAACATATCTTGCTACGTTCCCACATGTTGTAAGCATTGCCGACCAATATAGAGTTGAACTACCATTACTCATTGCTAAACTCCAAGCACTAGGTTAATCCCTAGTGTTTGGTTGTATATTGTATATTCGTTTTCTCTCACTCTCTTAATATCTAATGATATGCGTACTCGTAATATTGTTCTCTTGTTCTTATGTGTCCTACTCACTGTTGTTGCAGCTGCATGTATGCTGGATAGTGTGTACACTAATAGTTGCACTACGTTCTTATGGGCTGGTGTCTTTTTGTGTCTAGCAGGTTGTTGTGCTCTGTTAGACGGTAAACTCCGATAGTGTGATTATGTGTTGTGTTTATCCAGCTGGTTGTGTAATGCAGTCAGCTGGTTTTTTGCAGTTATACATCTTCATATAGTGAATACGTAATATAAGGTGTCCAAAAAGACGTACCTTTGTCTTCTTTATTGCGTATATGTGTGTTATACTAATGTATAACTGATTACAAGGTTAACTGATGACTGGTTTATCCAGATAGTAGCAATACTATGTCCTCAATGGACGAAACACTGATGTGTCTTAACCATTTTTATAACAATCCAATACAAAAACAGAAGTATTATGGCAAATTCGCAGAAAGTAAGAGACGCAAAAAGAACATACGCAGAGAAAATGAGTCTGGAGTATGCAAAACAAGGAAAACCAGGTGCAGTAATAGTAATGCCTGAGTTCATGGAAGATGAAGACGGTAGTGTACACCAGATACCAGGAGAGTTTGTAACAGCTCGTGGTGATAAGGGCTTTGGTTACATACAGTTGTATAGTGCAACTACAGAGTTTCAGAAGGGAGTACAGTATGATGTAGTACGTGCATGTCTCCAGAGAGGTCGTGCAACGTCATTACAAGCCCAATACAAAGCTGGAATGAACATCGGTGGTAAGATAGTATCAGAAGATACATTAACACCGCCTAATCCAGCTAATCCTCTACAAGACCTGAAGTTTGGTAGTGAGGCATTACGTACAGCTGGTATACCTATGAAGGTGAACGATCAGCCCATCTATAACATCCGTTATTGGGAGCCAACTGGTACAGCTCATGATGTACGTATAGAGCATACTAACCAAGCAGAACTAGAGGCATTCACAGCAGCTGATAAAGCAGCTAGTAACAAGCCAAACAGTAATGCTATACAGAGTGCATCTGCAGCCCTAATGGCTGGTAAATAGCCAACAACAAAGCAGCCTAATACCGTAAATGGTGTTAGGCTGTTCTTTTTTAGTCCATTGTATAGGTACTCGATTTCGGGGTATCAGTAGAATATAACCACAAACTAAAGAACATCTTTAGCTGTACTATTAGTATACTTTAGTATCTTTGTGTCGCACTAAAGCATAACCACAATATGAGACTAACTAAAATGGACAGAACAGCCAGAGTAACCACAAAGAAAGAACGTATTACAATAGACAGAACAACAGAGACAGTAGAGATTGATCTCGATTTCACCCAAATGTATAACTGCTTCTTTTACCTATCTATGGGTATAAAAACAGCTAGCAGCTTCCAGATATTATTCTTCTTATTGAGAAACATGTCTAAGGACAATCAGGTATCTATCAACAAAGAACTACTCAAACAGTATTCAGATATATGCCATCAGCTAGGACTGGTAGCAGTAAGTGAGCAGACATTCTATTCAGCACTAAAAGAACTACAACGTGCTGGTGTAATGGTCAAGCTATCAAGAGGACAGTATTTCATGAACCCATATGCTATGTGGAAAGAGAATAGTAAGAACAGAAAAGAATACCTACAGATAGATGCCGGAGTAGGACAACGTATGGCTATTAACCCAATAGACCTACTAATAAATGCACCAGATAGTCACACTATTATAGAAGATTTATCAGATAAAGAAGTATTAGATATATACAATGGTCACTAAAGCATTGCTTGAGTAGTTACTAAAGCAATAGTTTAGTCAGACTAAAGCACTACTTTAGTGAAAACCGCTGAAAGCCGCACCAGTACTGTATTCCTTCTCTCTATGTAACTATCTAGTAATGATTAATAGTAGCTAAAAACCCGATCACATGTAAGATTAAGTAAGGCAAGAGTCCCGATTGACACAACAGCTAGCACAATATAACAGCTGCAGGTATTAAAGTGAAATATAATATGTATAGGGGTGAAAATATTATGAATGTGAAGGAGAGTGTGATGGGGACTATTCTATCTGTCCTTTTTTGCTATTTTCTTTCTTTGCTTTATAACTATTCTTTTTCGGCTTTTTTCTGTCCTTAGTTCTTTGACTAATAACTATGACACATACAATATTACCTAATACAAATACACAACAGTAATAACAACAATAAACAACAATAAACAACACAAACATGGTTAATACAAGTACAATGAAGATCAATAAAATATACCTGGATGAATATCAACCAGACAATAAACATAGTCCTCTTACAGATGCTATTCTTATTCATTCTCAATATAATCCTAAAGATGAAGATATGGAAGAGCATTATGATGAGTATTATATATGGGGAAAGTATATTCTACATTGTTTTAGGTATACTAATGAAGAATACAGTAGGGAAGCAAATAGAAAACCATTAGACTCATCAATAAATAAAATATTCGGATACTAGATGAAAGTACTATTCCTTGATATAGATGGTGTTCTTAATAGTGAGCACTGGTTTGTTAATAGACCAGAAAAAGGTGGACTATACACTCAGGTAGATCCTATAGCTGTTGCTATACTCAGTAGAGTAATAAAAGAAACTGGTTGTGGTATAGTGGTATCTTCTACATGGAGAAAAGTACACAGAGATGATATAATACCAGTACTCACTCGTGCTGGGTTAGTATATCCTGGTACGTGGGACTATACTCCTATTCTACATAAACAGAGAGGTTATGAGATACAGCAATATCTATCTGAACATCCTGAGATAATCTCTTATGCTATTGTAGATGATGATAGTGATATGTTACCTGCCCAGCTGTCTCGTTATGTACAGACTGATTGGAAGATTGGTCTTGATGATACAGCTGCTGATAAACTAATAGAGATACTCAACACACAATAAACAACAATACAATGGTCAACAATACTGAACTAATAATACCACTACTGGTATTCGATGGTAATGATACGTTCTATCATCTACAGATATTAAAGAGAAAGAAAGAACATCCAGAGCTGGGTAGTAATAGTATGGTTATTAAGACGTACTATATATCCTCAATAGAGTACCTACATAAGAAACTAGATGAGATAATACTACTGTGTAACTATCATAGTGCTCGTGCTTGTATCAACCTCAATAGAAGATCCTATGAGAGGTTAGCATATCATACACTACGTAAGGTTACTGACCAGCTACTCAATAAAGATTATAGGTCTGTTAGGAAAGCATATGAGTCTGTATGTGGTGCTCATAGTAGTGAGACTAATAAGAAATGGATACTGGACATTGATGATCCGTTAGATACAAAAGAATCAGCTACTAATGTATTAGACATTGCATACAAACTGACATCTGTAGATCCTACGGGTGATAAGATAATAACAGTATTACCAACAAAGAATGGTTACCACATAATAACAAAGCCATTCAATATTCAGGCAGCTGGTCTAACAAAAATAGACATACATAAAGATAATCCTACTATATTATATATTCCGTAACAATACTAACAATCTAAAACACACAAACATGAATACAATAACAGGATATTGGATAAGATACAATGATAACAACAAAGAAACCTCTAGAGAATGTCATACTATAGAAGCATCTATAGATGATAGAGTAGTATTCGTAGATAACAGTGGTCTAGCTGATTGTCATATCAATACTGTAGGACTCAGAGATGATGAGTGGACTGCTAAGTATCCAGCTGGTACATCTCTTAATGATTATACTCCTAGACAAGGCCGTATAGTAAAGACAGATAGTATGCAGACTACTGGTATTAGAGACAACTGGAATGTTGAGATAACTATGCCTATAGCTGTCATATGTGATGATGGTCAGATATTATACTGTAATCCATTGAACATTAGATTGGTTGAATAATAATACAATAATAGTAACAATATAAAAACAAAATACAATGCACACAATAGAAACAAAAGCTAGACAATATGCTGTAACTGTTCACAGTAATACTAATCATATGTACGACAGCTACCTACCGTATGAGTATCATCTACGTCAGGTAGTAGGAGTAGCTAATAGATTCATACATCTGGTAGAAGGAGATATGAAACGAAGAGTAATAGCTGCATGTTGGTTACATGATACAATAGAAGATTGTAGATGTACATACAATGATGTGGTTAATGCACTACGTATGGAACATACAAAAATAGCAATACACACAGATCCTACAGCTGTAGCTGAAATAGTAAGAGCATGTACCAATGTGGGCCGGGGAAGAAACAGATCCGAGAGAATGACAGAAGAATGTTACAGTGATATTAGAACAGTGCCTGGTGCTTTATTCGTAAAACTATGTGACCGTATTGCTAATATAGAGTATGGTATACTCACTAATAGTAGTATGGTTGATATGTACAGAAAAGAACATAATCAGTTCTTTGAAAAGCTATATACAGGTGTACCTAGTGTAACTGATTGTGAACTGGAACCAATGTGGATGCATATAGACAACATACTAAGATAACCAGCTGTATAATAATACTCACACACAAAACAATCAATGCCTATAGATGGGTATGGTCTGGTCACAGGTGCCATTATGGCCTAATCCCTATGTTGAATGCGTTCAGCAGGGACTCAAACAAGAGTCTAAGCCCAATGGACCATGTTCTATACTCATCTATAGGTATTTTTATAACAATCTAAAACAACTAACAATGAAAATAACAGCAATAAAAGAGATATTACCACAAGATTCTACAATACCGGATGGTTTATATATAGGAGATTGGGGAGGATACAAAATAACAGTAAACTATCTAAACAAAAAATACGAACTCTCTACAGAAGAAGGAGTAAAAGGTATTGGTATAAAAGTAGTTGTTACTGTAAAAGATAGTATAGCTAGTTTTGAACAATTAAGCTAAAATAACACAGCTAGCTGGTAATAATGGTAGGTACAACTCTATCATTATTACTATGTAGCTGATGTAATAATATTAATCACAAACTAAAACACAAACACAATGAATAGATCAGTAATGAGCAAATTATTAATGTTATCTGCAATAGAACTTACAATGAATCCAATGGTTAATCCTTATATGGACACTGATAGTAAAGAGCGTATTGATCCATCCGATATAGATGTGATAGCTGGTCGTGATATTCTAATACACAATAAAGAACAACTATACACATTCACAATACATGGTGTAGAGATACAAGCTCCTAATAAGAAAGCAGCTATTAAGATATACAATCGTAAACACTCTAAAAAGAAATAACAATGAGCTGGCCATCAGAAAGAATAAAACAAACAACAAACGTAATATCTAATGTAAATACTGGAGAGTTTTTTGTGACAAATTCCTGGTCACAAGATCATGGGTTAGGAGAAGATTGGGTACATAAACCTCATCCCTATACAAGAGCTGTTACAATAGATCGTTATTACGAAGGTGTTGTAGCCAATGAAGAAAACACTCCTGTATGGAAAGAAATACCTAATCCTCAACCTGAGTATCAGGCATAGTAACAATATAAAACACAAAACAATGGCAATACTAATGACAGAACAGCTGGCTAAACAGCTGATAGAACACTATGAGCAGTGTATTAGTGAGGTAAAAGAATGTGATGCTATACTAGATGCAAAAAAACTATGCAGCAGTAAACAATATAAAACATGTGTTGGCTTGTGTTATGTTGCTATACAGATATTCAACCAGGATGTATATGACTGCAAATGGATAAAATCAGAAGTCAGAAAAAATAGCAAAAAACTGTATATAGCAGACTCTCCAAATGACTGTGAAACCATACCTGACATCATAACAGCTCTACAAACTAGAGTAGATATTCTAAAAACATTCAAAAACGAAAACAATGACTAATCATTATTATTCACAACAGCTGCAAGAAAAAAGTAGTATAATAGACCTATTAGCAGTAGAAGACAATAACAAAATAATGATGATTATATCTGATGATCTGTTCAATACTACTAGTGCTATCACACTCACAGAACAAGAACAAGATGATCTGATAGCTGGTATATTAGAACGTAGAAACAAGAAAATAATGGAACTATGTTGGCTAGACGAAACTCCTATAACAGCTGAAGGTAATGAGCAATCGAAAGTTCACCCACATAAACTATCTACAAGATGACAGACAATGATTCTGGTTTCTCAGTAGTATCAGTAGTAACATTAGAAGATACTGAAGCTAACAAGTACACTCACTGGTCAGAAGGTCTTACAATGTACATCACTAAAGACGGTGTAACCATGACACTAAACAGTGAAGAACTAATACAACTAGTAAAATGCTTACCAAAAACAATAGGAGGTTCTTATTAATCACAATCAAAAACACAACAATGCAACAGAAGCTATTTTCAGAGATGCAGTAGAAGCGTTTATAAAGAAAGATTGGGCTACATAAATAAACTACAATGGTAAAGACCCACTAACAGCTATAAATGACAATGATTATGCCTCAGATAGGTACACAGAAGAAACACCAAAAGAAAGGGTTCTGCACCTTCTCACTGACATGATTGCAGCTGGTTATTAGTATATTCGTTAAATAATCAAAAACAAACAACGTATGAAAAACACACACAGTATTCAAGAAGCACTATCTAACATGGCACCAATAGCCATATACAATACAGCTGTACCAGAATGTATAGCTATATTCAAAGAACGTTCAGTACTGGTGAAGTATCTACTAGGTGAAGGCATGTGTCCTGAGAGTGTGAGTAAAGCAGTGAATAAAGCTATTAATCACAAGACTAAAATACGACCAGCTACAACAAAACTGGGTCTGCAACTAGCTATCCGATATGCTAATAGTCAACAGCTACAGAGGTTAGGAGACCAAGAAGTAGTGGTGATAGTACCATACATACCAGCTGTTAGGTTCAATGAGCTCATTGCATTCAACACTAGTAGATTAGCACTAGCAGAAGACCACAATAGACCAGGACTCACCCAACCTAATGCTGTTAGAAAAGAACAGCATAAGAATATAATATTACATCCTATAGCTTGGAGAGATACTAATCCTCTATCTAGATACGACTATGCTCAATAATATTATTCATCAATAAAAACTATAATAATGCCGACCGGATACACACAAGGAATAATAGATGGCTCTATAAAAACATTCAAAGAATACGCTACACAGTGTATAAGAGCCTTTGGTGCTGCTATTCATATGAGAGATAATAGCATGAACAGTTCGTATAAACCAAGAGAAGTAGATACGTATCATCAAAAAAGACTCCAAGAAGAGCATAAGAGCTTGTTGGAACTCAACAAAACAACAGATGAACAGCTGTTAATAGAGACTAGAAAGGATCTAGAGAAATCTATAGACTACCACAAAAGCAAAAAACAAGAAGTAGAAGAGACAAGGAAGAAGCTAGAGTCTTTTCTGAAACAAGCTGAAGAATATGTTCCACCAACAGAAGACCACGAGGAATACAAAGCGTTTTTGAAACAACAGCTAACAGAAACTATAAAATGGGATGGTGACTCTGAGTATCATGATAAAGAGATAGCAAACCTGAAAAAAGCTATACAGAAGCTGTCAGCTGTTGAAGTAAGAGAAGATAGAACAGAAACCATACAACGTTCTATAGGCTATCACTCTGAAAACTGGCAGAAAGAACTAATAAGAGTAAAAGATGCTAATCAGTGGGTAGAAGATGCTATAAAATCTTTGAAGTAACCAAACAACACAGCAGCTGGTAATAATACACCAGCTGCTCATTCATAACAGTATAAAACAGAATAATGTATAGCGGATATTGGGACGACTACTACGATATTAAAGAGAATACAAAAGACTGTATTCATACTCTGTACAAAGTAGTAGATAAAACAGGTAAGACAGTGCTAGAAGGTAGACACGCACTAAAACAATGCTGCAGCAGACTGTTGGGTATCCCTAAAAGAGAAACAAAAGGAAAAAGCAAGGTACCAATAATACAGGCAGCTGGTTATACAGTCTATAGTAGAAAATGGAATGAAACCCATAAGAGAACTGACTCTGAGTGGAAAAAACTCACAATCGTATAAAAACAGAATAATGAAAACAACACAAGATATTAAAGATCCACAAGTTAGGTTGAGTATATACAAAGAAGCACTGAGATTAATAAAAGAAGGAAAACAGGTGTTTGGCCTAACCTCAGAAGAACAAGGAGAATGTTATTATGGCCTCTGTATAGTATTGCCTTGTATATGGCTAGGTGTAAAAAACTACATGCATGATTGGATAGACAATGAAGGTAAAAGATTCTATTGGTGGTATACTACTAATTATTTTCCAGAGTTTGATGTTTATTATCATCATAAGAATAACCAGATGGAATACAACACAAAGAATGCCTGGAGAGTAGCAGTACTCACAGCTATTATAGCTGAAATGGAACAACAATCATAACAAAACAAAAACAGAAACAATGAAAAACACACAAACTCTGTCACTGACAGAAAAGATAAAAAGCATGACAGCTAAAGAGCATATCATGAATATGGTAGAAGGGTTACGTAATCCTATGACTCAGATAGATATGTACAATTTTGGTTCTAAAGATAGAAATGGTATATGTTTTGGCTGTGCAGCTACTAATAGTATATGCAGATTATTAGGTAGTACTGATCCGTTTTTTCCTACATGGACTGGGGATGTATCAGTAAAAAGAGAGTATATAGAGCCTATAATAAATAACTATGAGTCTGCTATTAATATGCTAAGGAGAGGAGATGTAGCTGGCTACAATGAATATGCTGAAATGGAAGATATTGCTATTATTCAAGAAATAAGATCAATACCTCTACCTAGGCTAACAGATGAGTATACAGAAGAACAACTACTACAATACGTAGCACTAGCAGATGCTCAACCAGAATAATGGACCAGCTGTAACAACATTCATACGTGTACCTATAAACCCTATCTTTTTTCTAAAAACAAAAACAACAATGGATAAAATAGAATATGTTGAATGGAAAGTAAATACAACAGCTCTACTAAAAGAAATAGGAGAAAACATGTCTGGCAAAGGGTCTGGAGTAATGAAACAACCTATTAATATATTCGGTAATATATTAGCAGAAGTAGCTGAAAGATGTCTAGAAATAAGAGATCCTATTCTTGATGGTATAATGTGTAGGTTAGCATTGTATGAGCAGGCAGACCAATACAGCCCTGAGTACGATCAAGAAAAAGTAAAAGCTACAATGGAAATATATAACGAAGCTAAGCAAAAACGAAATGACAACACTGGAACAAATGTCCTACCAAAGACAGATAGACAATCAAGAACAAAGAATAAAGCAGCTAGAAGATAAGATAGTATATCTTGAAAAATCTATTGAAAATAGTGCTGAGTTTATTCTAGAGATGATAATAAGCATGGGGTGCAGAATGAGAGTAGTAGAACTAAAACAAACGCAAAACTAACAATAAGCATACACAAAAAATACAAAACAATGCGTAACAGAACATACATAGTAGCTGGTATAATAACTCTAATAATACTAGTGTTTTCTATAAGAACAATAATAGGCGATACTAAAAAAGAAACCATCAGCTGTACTATCAGGAGTAAACAGGTACAAACAAGAATGACAGGTGCCGGTGGAGATATAACAACTGAATACCGGTATCTAGTAAAAACAGATAAAGAGCTATTCGTAATAGAGAACAGTCTCATCAACGGTGCCTATAACAATAGTGAGCTGTTTATGTCACTGGATACTGGTAAAACATACACAGTGACAGTATGTGGTTGGGGTAAGAGTATAATAACAGAGTATCGTAACATCATAAACATACAAGATGATAACAGTAATAACAGGTAGTAGCCATTCTCAACTGATGGTATACAGAACAAGCACACTGGAAACACAATCGTTCAGTGCTGTAATAAGATACCCAGAGCAATATCTAGGTGCAGTAGATATATTCAAATGGTGTGAGCAGTTTGTAAAAACATATCCAGATGTTAATACAGCTATAATCACCCTCAATCTAGATGTTGTCAGCTGTATAGACCAGCTGGGTGAAAAACATGATGTAGATCGTGAGTTTATTCTAGTAACAGAAGAGGGTGTACAGAACTGTGGTACTAAGGTAGAGCCAGTGTTTAAAGAGTTTAACAAGATACTCACTCTGTTAGAAAACCTATGGGAAGAAGACAAAAAAGCGTGATTCTTTCGCTGTTTTGAGTATGTATAATAATAACCAATAATAAAAACACAAGAAAATGACAACCAAACAAAGGTACCTAAACATCTGGTGTGTGTATGATATAGAGAGTTTTATGCTGCCATTATCAGAAGATGACCAGCTGTACTACATGATAGATATTACCACTGATACAGGAATTAGTGTATCTTTGTTTGGTTTAAACTAGTAAAACAATAACCGGGGATGGCTCAGGCTATTGATCTTATGGAGTAAGTAAAATCTGCGCAACAAACAATGGTAGTGAGTTCAAAGCGAATATACCAACAACAACCGTAAACAACGAAAAAGTTGCACGTCAGAATGAAGGAGCACGTATCATAAATATGTGTTTTGCTAATGTTGAAGAAGCAATAGCAGCCTAATATTCTAAAACACATACCTGGGTGTATAAGTGACAGGGAAGGTTAGTACAGTAGCAGTTAGCCGAGTCATGTAACAGCTGCACAAGCATACCTGAAGACAGCAGGAATAAAACCAGTCATGAGCGTAACAGATCCAGGGACACATAAGAGACCGCAGTTCGATTCTGCGCATCTCCAACAGAGGGTAGACATCCCTATAATAAAACATGGTCAGGTAGCTCAGAGGCTAGAGCATTGCACTGAGAAAGATAATCTCACTCAGATAAAAGCAGGGGCCACAGGTTCGACTCCTGTTCTGACCACAATAGCTGCCATGGCTATACAGATGTACATGAGTGTTGTCACCAGACAAACGTGCATCGAAAAACTAAGAGAGTAGTGTTGTTCGATCACTACTCTCTTTTTTATTCTTATTAATCACAAAAAACAATAATACAATGAAAAAGACAGTGTATGTAATAACAAGGGCATATAATAATTATGACCAACATGGAGATTATCTAGTCAGTGTTTTTCTTTCTTATCCTACTGTAGAACAGATAAAAGAACTGTTTCCTGTTACAACTAAAGAGTTTGTCAAACATCTATTACAAGGAGGTGGAAGAATAGGAACAGAGGATGAGTGGTATTACCTAACAGCATTAGTACCAGGCACAGAGTATATAAACCAATAAAAACAATAAACATGGAAAAGACCGTACAAATAGTAACTATTCCACTGGATAAGCAAGGGTTTGCTACAGGAGATATATGTAAATGCATAAAACCATTATTATATGGTGATAGTATAGGAGAGACAACCATTGCTACTCACACAGCAGAAGATGAACATAACCCGTATTGGCAAGCACAACAGCTGCTAGTTCTTAGTGATGATAAAATAGAAATGAATGATATGTACTATGCATCTGGTAGTAGAACATTAGAGTATTCTGTGTTCAAGGCTGATACAGAAAGATTAGTAAAAATAGGTAATGAGCTGGGTGTTAAAAAGATAATAGCCAGCTACCCTCAGATAAAAGGTACATTACCAATCTCTAAAGAAACAATACAAGCATGGATAGATGCTGGTACACCGGAAGAAGGGGTTGCTGATAGTTTTACGTGTTCAAAGATACCTTTTATCACAAGTAAAAGATACCCAGAAGCAGAGTTTAGAAAATATATTACTGACACAGGGAGTAATCTACTACTAACATTCTCTACAGCTGTAACAAATGAAGACATATCCAATGCTGTTAAGAAACTAGGACAAACAGTAGAAGATATTAGAAGTGGTAAACTAGTAATAGAACCAGCTGGTCAAAAAGAAGAAGATATATACGATGCTGTAGCTGATTATAGAGAAAAACATCCAGAGAAGCCAACTGTTCTTACTGATGAAGAGATAGAAAAGAAAGCAGAAGGGTTTTCTAGAAGATCAGATAAAAGAGTTAGTTTTAATGTACTACTAGCTGGAAAAATAGGATATAAATATGGTTACAAACAAGCACTAAAAGATCTAGGATATGAATAAAGAGACAATAAAAGCAGCTGCTAATGAATATGCAGATTACAATGTTTTTCAGTTTAACGGTAATCTATTTTCTAATAACAATGATGAAGCTGGTAATGCTTATAAATGTTCAACAGAGTCTTTTAAAGCAGGAGCAAGATGGCAAGAACAACAGTCGGCTAATGAAGCTGTTGAGTTTGCTGATTGGTTGCTAGGAAATAACTGGCAGAATACTGGTATAAGATGGTACAAAATACACAGTGCAAAAAGCAATATTAATAATACAAGTGAAAACTGTTACAAAACATCACAACAGCTGTATGAACTATGGTTACAAACAAAAACACAATAGTATGACACAGAAAGAGATAAAAAAGAATATGACAACAGGTGAGTGGGTATGTGATACTACTCTAACAAATATAGATAGTATAGCCACCAAATGTATAGAAATAAGCTCCAACAAAGCTAGCTGGTGGATTGCATATGTACAAGATGATAGGTACTGTAAAAACAGCGGAGAACATGATGCAGCTGCTATTGTATTAGCTATTAACAATACGTATGCTAAGAACATCAATCCTGAGTCTGTGCCAGAGATGTTAAACACGTTGATAATAGTAGAAAAACAGCTTAGAGGATTACGACTATATGAATCAGCTGATAGTATTCAGGTTATCATAAAAACCGCAACACTATGACACAACTACTCTACATACCAATATCGTATGTCAATAAAGATGTAATAATACAGACAGTGGGTGCTATTGGGTTTTTACTGTTAGCTGTACTAATAGGAGTCCTTATTAAAATACACAAAGAAAACAGACAATGAAGATAACTGATCCATCACAGATTACTGAGACCAGACGAAAGATACTAGCTGACTCATATAAGAGACTATTCATAGAGAGACAGCTGTTCAGAAAGACTCTGGATGACATACGGAAGAGTGAAACCCTGGTATTCTATAGAGAACAGGCCAAAAAGAATAAGGCTACAGGGTTTGTAGATCTCACTGTTGTTGCTGCAGACACTATCAGGCAGCTGGATAGTATGATACCTAAGATGATGAAGGTTATTGAACCCGGCACCTGGAACACTATAGCAAAAGACCTGGCTGAAGACTACATCAACAGTATTCATGTTATACTAGAGAATATTACGTATCTCTCTGATGAGGATATAGAAGATGTTATTGCGTATATTGAACAGAAAAAACAAAACCAAACAGTATGAAACTAAGAGAACTAACAGAAAAAGTAGATAAGAGTAGAAAAAATCAGGGCAATGTTGATATAGAAGAACTAGCAACAGAACTAGGAATAAGCTATTATGGTAACTACTACGATGATACTGCAGAAGGTGCAAGACTAAAAAACTATTATATAGGTCATTGGTATTGTACAGATAGCTATGTAGGCTATAGAGCGTATTTCCTTGATGATGTTCTAGTAGCTACTAGCTACCAAGGAGGCAGAAAGAGTGATGAAGAGTATTCATGGGTGTCAAAAGAAGCTGCACTATCTGTTAAACAGTTTATAGAGTCTCTTAATACATCAGAGCTAAATATAGATCTGGTAGATCTAGATACAGAATATGGAGAAGGGTTTTCTATTCTTTACGGCAGTCAGCTGTTGTCTAAGATTCTTATTGAGGAAAGTACTGGTGAAAAAGTAACAGTAGTACAAACATGGAATGACCGGAATAGTAGTACAGACTGGAGAAATGTGAAAATAGAAAGAGCTGATGGTTCTATAGAAAAAGTGGCTCTAGACGCTTTTCTAGTGCCCTATAATATTGTTAATGAATAAAAACAACATAAAACAACCAATATGAAAAGAACAAACGCTCCTCCTATCCCTGAGGGTCTGAGGATAGAGCTCAATGGAGAACAAGAACAGACATGGAAAGATGTAATGCAAGTGTTTGAAGATGCTGGATGGATGTGGATAAACGGAGACAAACCTACAGACTCTACAAACTACTATAAAAACACTCTTCCTATTATTATTACTAAAAGTGATAAAAAAATAGCAAGAGGGTCTACTATTAGGCCTGACCAACTAACAGCTGCTCAGTTTCTGCAACAGTATCAAGGTACAATAGAGTATGAAGCAGGTGATTGGGTGGTTTTTATAAACGATGGTTGTTTTACTACTAATAACCAAAAAGTAGGAGATATAGTACAAATACTAAAGAGTAATGGTAAACCATATCATTGGGAATATGAAACTACTAAAGGCACTATATCATCTACATATCCAGTAAACACCAGAATAAGGCCAGATACACCAAAAGAGATAGAATCTGTTACTAAGCCAGCTCCTGTACCTGCCAAAAAACCAGAACCATATATATGGGATGGTGATGTACTCCCAGAAGAGTATTGGGTAGAGAATCCAAACCAAGCAACATGTGAAATAGCTCAGTATCTAAAGATGTTACCTCGTGGAAGCCATTGGAATGGTGATGGAGGGTGGTATAAGGTAGATCCAAAGAATGTAGAAGCCCATGAACATAAAGGAGAAGATGATCTACCTATAGTCCCTTATGAACTATGGAAGAGTATATTAGAACAACCAGCCTCTGAAGCGGAACCGGTAACAGAGAGAATGTTCAAAAAAGGAGATAGAATAAAGGTTGTTAGAGGTGCTATGAAAGGTTGTGTAGGTACTATAGCAGATATAGGAGTAGCACGTTCTTTATATTATGTAATCCTTGATGGTGGAGATCAGTCATGGTTTTTTAGTGGAGAAGAAGGTACTGGTGTAGATATAGTACACCACAAAGATGAGCCAGCTGTCCCTAAATGGTCTATTGTTACTACTGATGGTGTTACAGTGTATGAAGGAGATTCTAGTTCTTGGGTAGATAAAAAGGGTACACATCATCTTAATGACAGACATAACCTTACTAGAATAACAAAATCCCATGAGAAAAGTATAAAAGCTGGTTATCTTCCTTTTAGTACCTTTGAAGCTGCTGAAGAATATATTAGTAAGCAGAAACAGCCAGCTGGTAGGAAATGGAAAGTAAGTGATAAGTACTGTATGCCAGGGGATAACTCTGGTGGTTGGTATATAAGAGAACACTCAAACAAGCTATACAAAGTAGAAACAGAAAAAGGGCTCACTGATTGGGACTACACAGCAAAAGAAATAGATGAATACATAAACTCTGGTCACTGGGTACCAGACCACAGATCGTGGCCAAAAAACAGTAAAGAAAAGAACGATAATACAACTATTAATCAAACAAACAATCAAACAACAAACAATGACAAAAACAACAAACAATCGCAACAAGACAGCTGCATCAGCAACATCGAAAACAGTAGTAGCTACGGCAGTATTAACCTACGAGCAGATACTGAAACAATCTGCCCAGGAGAGAGAAGAACAGTCTCTGCAGTATGCCTGTGTGGACAACCTGAGTACATTGTCAGATAGTATCGAGAAAACTGCTAGACAGCTGGACAAAACTCGTAGGTATCGTGAGACTATGCTGGATACTAATAATGTAGATTGGTCAGCATTGGCACAAAAAGATCAGGAGATAGAAGGCTATGAAAAAGGCCTGAATCGACTGAAAGAGTATCGTAATACGTTGTTTCCTACATGGAAGACAATGAGAGTACAAGACTAATAATCTGTAAAACATGGACTCCTGTTATCATATGGTAGCAGGAGTCTTTTTATTAAAAACAAAAACACACAGCATGAATAAATGGATAGATATTAATAAACAGCTGCCAGATGAAGATACCTCCAATGTATTAGTAGCGTTTGATGAGCCGTTTTTTGGTTCTTTTACTAAAGAACAATGTGTAGCATACTACAGTCATGATAGTAAAAAATGGCACTCTGAGATAAAAGCAGATAGAGAAGTATATAATGTAACACATTGGCAACTGTTACCTAAACCACCTAAACAATGAAAATACTAATAGGAACAATAGTCGTAGTAGGTATAATATGTTCAACTGCTCTTTACATGAATGATCACTAGGTAGCAGCTACTCTATTGTTGGTTATGTGTTTAAGCGTAGGCTACAAAGAAAAATAATAACACAAAAAACTAAAAACATGCAAGATATAATGATAATAGGAATGGTAATAATGACAGCTGCTAATATAGTAATGTTGTTGTATATTGCTCAGTGTTTGGGTAAGATAACAGCTGTACAGGAACAGGTGTATGATGTAAGAACTCAGGTAAGGGAACGACACACAAATGTAATCGTAAAATGCAACTCAATAGAGCATATGCACAGGGCAGTAGTAGAGGATAGGGTGGCAATATTGAAAATGTATAATAGTATAAAGATTCAACATGAAACTACCCAAAAAGCCAGCAACTGTCTCTACAAATACGAGTACACAAACAGTACAGTATAAGAAAGGTACTCCAATGGACCACAAGCTGTATGAGTATAACCCTGATGCAGTCTTGCCATATGGAAAGTTCTTAGGGAAAACATTCAGGCACATACTCAATAATGAAGAGTGGTACTACAACTGGTTATGTAACAATCAGCTGTTAGTAGATTGGGGACTAGTACAGCTGAAACAACAACCAAAGAAACCAGTATACTCTATAGTAGGCAGCTATGTAGCTGATAATGGAGACATATGGTTAGGAATCTATGAGGTAAACAACTAAAAACATAAAACAATGAGCACAACAAGCTACATAGGTAGAAAAGTAAAACTGACAGATGAATATATAGATGATAATCCCAAATACGTAAGAGGCGGTATTAATGAAGGAACAGTACTAGATGATGATGGAGCTTGCTGGATAGTAAAAATGAATAATGGACTAGAAGCTATTCCTTTTTATCCTAAATACAGCAAACCGCAGTGTATATTATTAGAAGAAACAAACCAAGAAGCACTAGATAGATTACAGCTACAACCAGGTGATGTAGTAAGAGTAACAGGAAATGATAATGATATTCATGGTTGGGTTGATGCAATGGAACTATGCATCGGACAGCCACAAGAAGTACATAAAGTAGACAATGAGGACTGTATTGTAAGTTTATGGACACCTAACAAAAATATAAACTACTGGTACAGACCACAAATACTAGAAGTAATAGAAAGAGCAACTGATAAACAAAAAACAACTGAAGCAGAACCAATAAGCAGTACTGCAGCTGGTCATACTATACTAGATACTGCTAAGAGTCTGATATATGGTGATAGACAACGTGAGTATGGTAGTGCATCAGAGAATTTTGCAGATATAGCTGCTGGCTGGGCTACTATAGTACGTACAGCTGTCACACCAGAGCAGGTATGTCTAATGATGGCATGGTTGAAAATATGCAGGGCTAACAAAGATAACGGTAATCATGTAGACAGTCTAGTAGACTGTTGTGGTTACATGGGTTGCGTTGAAAAGATTAAACAAGGTCTCTAAAAACAGAACTATGAGTAGTATACAAGAAGTAATATCAGTACTAGCAGTAGAGCTAGATGTCCCATCTTGGGTATTCATAGATTAAAAAACAAAAACAGAAATATGCAAAAGAAAACTGTAAAAGAAGTAGTGCTAGAGACTATTGAGTACTATGAGAATAATCCTGAGAAGAGGGCTATTGACTCTAGGACTGGGCTTTGTGTTTATCATGATAGAGCTACAGGCAATATGTGTGCTGTTGGAAGACACATGAAGAATGCTCAACAAGATTATGAGTGCAGTATAACCATGTTAGAAAAAAACGGAGAAGATGTGCAAAATGAAGATATATGGAAAGAGATGAAGGAAGAATATTCAGATATTTCTATAAAAGTATGGGAAGAACTACAAATTTTTCATGATAGGCCAGAGTATTGGAATAATCTAGGACTATCAGCTCTAGGTCAAGAATGCAAAGAAAAACTATTATCTACATATTGTCAAAACTAAAAACAGAAGCAAAATGAAAAACACAAAAGCAGTACTCGTATTCTCAGGTACCATATTCGCAATAGGTAATATGGCATACACACCAACTCCTAAGCCGGCTCCTACCCAGGAGTTCATAGAAACCACATACATTCGTAATGGTATAGCTAGTCCCTATGCTAGTGATAAGAGGAAGAAAGCTATTAGAACAGCTGCACAGCAAGAGAGTAAGAGATTATTGTCTGAGATACGTCAGCTACGTGAACAACTACGTAAGCAGCATGAACTAGCTATGATGTGTGAGAAACTAGCAACAGCTACCATAACAGCTATGACTATCAGACAAACTGAAAAGCTGCTAACAGATGACAGCTACAGAATAGTAACAATACCAGAGCAAGGATAACTAATACACTATTGAGAAATAACTACTCTCCTAGTGTTTAATAACAGAGCAATGAAGAATGTAAAGGCGTTTTTTATAAGAAAGCATGACAGTGGTATAATAGAGCTCAGTATACATACTACTAATGACTGGGCTCATTATGCAGAACTATTACAGTGCTGGCAGTTTTTTATCTATAGTGGTAGAGATACGAGTAGTGACAGAGAGACGCTGGTTATCAACAAAGAACTATTCCAGCTGAGAGAAGGTGTAGAGTACGTAACAACTAGTACACAGTCAAGAGATGTTATTGTGTTCTATTACATACCAGCTGCTATGGTATCTGCTGATGAGATAACTAGAACAAGAAACTGTATAGCATATGAGTATATAAAACAAGATAATGCGACTAACAAAGAAGAGTAATCCACTGAAACCAAAGTTTCCACGAATACAACTAGACAAAACAGGACACATAGTAGATGCCTATACAGATGGTGGTTGCAGAGATAATGGTCATAGTAAAAGTGTAGGAGCCTGGGCATATGTTATAGTAGATAGAGATGATGATACTATACTACATGAAGATAGTCAGGCAGCTGTTAGCTGTACTAACAATACCATGGAACTACAAGCAGTAATATCTTGTTTATTCTACATAAAACATCATATACCAAACACCTCACAAGTGCTGCTGCATATGGATAGTCAATATGTTCTACATGGTATAACTACGTGGAGAAAGAAATGGATCCAGAAAAACTGGGAAGGAGTAAAGAATCCAATGTACTGGCAGATATTGTCCCGGCTAGTAGATGAGATACACAACGTACAATATAAATACGTAGCTGCTCATCAGAAAAACGATAAAAGAGATACTATATGGAATAACTATGTAGACTCAATGTGTTCACAGAATATTAAAAACAAACAATATGAAAATACATGTATTAAGTAACGGAATCACTCAGATAGCTCTTACTCCAGAGAATGAGATAGAAAAACTACAGCTAGACCAGCTGTTCTCTAATCCTGAAGGAGTAACAATAGTACAACACAAAACCCTACAGCTGTTAGACAAACAGCTAGTAGATACTACAGTAATCTCTAACAAAAGAAAAGAGCAGCTATGAAACTAAAAATATTAAAAGAGCTATTACCAGTAATACTGCTAGTAGGGGTTATTATATATCTAGCAGGTTCTTTTTTATTCTGGTCTTTTGATCCTAGAGTATGGGGCGAGTTTCCTAGGTTTCTTTGTCTGTTTTTATTAGGTTTTCTTATTTTTGTTTCTTTTGAAGTAACTAACGATAAAAACAAAAAACAATGACATTACAACTATTAATAGGAGCAGCACTAGCTAGTATATTAGGATATTGTGC